TCAGGAGCCGTAATAATAGGAGGCGAGGCTTTTGGCTGAGCCGGTGAGCGAGTTGACCGCGCTTGTCAGGGCCGACGCCTCGGTCGAAGCGGCCGAAAGGAGCGTGCTGCTCGTCGATGAGGCGCTCGATGTGGCTGCGCTCGTGAGCGAGTTCGCCGCGTTCGCGCCGAGTGTCGCCGTCTTGTAGAGATTGTTCAGCCGGGTCTGGTAGGCATCCGAAAGCGACGTCTGCGAGTAGTCCTGAAGCGCGGCGAGCGTATTGCCCGACAGCCCCATCCCGCTCGCCGCCGCCGACGCCTCGATCTTGCTCAGCCCGTAATTCACGCTCGCGGTGAAGCCGGGATCGGTCTGGAAACCCCCGTAATAGGACGTTTGCGCGTCCGATCCGTTGGTGCCGGTCGCGTTGTTGTAGAGCGTGAGCGCGTTCGTGCCCGCCGTGAGATAGGGCTCCTGATAGCTCACCGCCTGATCGTAACGCTTCTGCTGAAGGGCGGACGCCTCCTTCGCGGCCTTCGCCGTCGTCTGCGCGCCGAGATAGGAGGCCGCCGCCGAAGTTGCGCCGCCGAGGAGGGCCGTTACTGCTGCTTCTGCCATGGAAGATCCTTTGCGTAGACTGTTTCGAGGGGCTGGAACTGAAGCCGTTCGAGCAGCGTGAGCGTGCGCGGCGCGCGCCCGGCAACGATGAGCCGCGTGGCGCCCTTTTCCCTCGCCCACGCCTCGAAGGCGCGGAGGAGAGTTGCACCGTGCCCGCGCGCGCCGGGCAGCGCGTACCACGCCGTCTTGAACGCGGTCGGCTCGCCCGTGAGGTAATGCGGCGCGATCATACCCGCGAGGACCGCGACCGCCGGCTCTTTCGCCGCCAGCAGCACGCGGTTCGGCTCGGTAGCTTGCGCGAAGGCGAAGCGGGCGAGCGCGCGCGGATCGGCGCGGCGTCCGCCTTCCTCTGCGTAGAACCGCAAGGCCAGTTCCACGAACCGGGCGACGTCGGCCTCGCTCGCCTGGCGCACGACGCTGCTCATGTGGCGAGCTTGTTCTGTGCGCGGAGCACCGCAAGCAGCGAATTGATCGCAGCCGACGCCTCCGAGGTTGTTGGTTCGAGCGGCACGTTGGCGATCGGGCTGCCACGCACGAACTCGATGCTCTCGAAGAAATCCGCATACTGCTTGTCGAGCTTGCCCGTCGCCGGGTCCACGATATAGGGGTGGCGGGGGGCGTAGGTCGTCGTCTTGGCCATGCTGTCAAGCTCCGTCGGCAAGGCGTAGGTCGATAGCTTACCCGCGATCCAGTGGCCGTAAGCCCAGTTCGCGGCGTCGCTCCAGACCCACCAGAATAGCGGAAAGTACGGGTAGGGCCGCGCGTCCCACGTGTAGATCATGATGCGGGACACATCGACCATGCGGCCGTCATAGACGGTGCTCTGCGGGTTGTTCTCTTCCTCGAAAGCGCCGTCCGCCTCGTCGAAGAAGCGCAGCACGGAATGCAGGTGGCGGCGCTGGATGAGGTTGTCGGGCAGGCCGGTCGAGTAATATGGAACGGCGCTTTCCGCCGATTTCGGGTCGTAGAACACGTTCGGCTGGTTCGAACCCTTGTCGATGGATGGGCAGCCGAGTTCGGTGAACCAGAACGGCTTCGAGCATGGCACCCACGCCGTTGGCTCCGCCGCCTCGACGCCGCCGTGGCGGCTGTAATGCGGGTTCGACCACCAGCCCCAGATGTCCTTGTAGCGGTAGATCCACGGCTTGTTGTAGCCGCCGTCGGTGATAGGCGAACGCACCTGCGCGTCGCGGTCGGCGGTGCTGGCGTAATACCAGTCGTAGCCCTCGCCGCCCCTGATGTTGCCCATCAGAAAGTCGTAATCGGTGAGGGCGGTCAGCGTGCCGTCGTCTTTGAGCGCGCAGTCGATGTTGGGCGGTGTGTCGCGCCAGTCCGACAGCGGCCAGTAATTGTCGAAGGCAATGGCGTCGATGTTTTCATCCGACCACAGTGGGTCGAGGTGAAAGATTGCGTCGCCCGAACCGTCCGGTGGCTGGTGGCCGAACCATTCGGACCAGTCGGCCGCGTATGATAGCTTCGCGCCCGGCAGGATCGCCTTCACGTCCGCCGCCAGTTGCTTCAGCGCCGCCACGAACGGATAGCTGCCGCCCACGCCGCGCAACCATGTGAGGCCGCGAAGCTCCGTGCCGAGCAGGAAGACATCAACCCCACCCGCGTCGGCGCAAAGCTGCGCATAATGCAGCACGAACACGCGATACTGCTCCACGAACGTCGCGACTTCCGCCTCGACCCCGGCCGACTTGTCCGCCGTGGCGTAAGCCTTGGTGATGCGCCCGCGCCAGGGATAGACCGATTGTCCGGTCCCGCCCCAATATGGGTCCGGCAGCGTGTTCCCCGTCGGAATGTCCATCAGGATGAACGGCGTGAAGGCAACTTCGAGCTTGCGCGCCTTCATGTCCTTGATGCAGTCGATCAGCGACGTGTCGTCGGGTGTGCCGCCGAATGCTGCGTTGTCGTCCACCTGCGAGACGACATGCACCTCGCCGCGTGACTTGCCCGCGCAACTCCAGGGGTGCGGCATGGTCTCGAAGCTCGCGCGCGTGACGCCCGGCATGAGCTTGCACTCGCCCGCGCGAAGGTCGGTGCCGTACCACGACACGAACAGGTTCACGAGGCCGACATTCGGCAACTGGCTTTGCATCAGGTCCAGCGAGGTGCGCCAATCACACGCGGTATTGCCGATGCGTCCGGCCTTTTTCGCGGCGGCATAGGCGATGAGCCACGCCTCGCGGTCGTAGATGCTGAAGCCGTTTTCGGTCGCGACATATTCCGCGCCGGTCACGATCTGGTCGCGCACGACCTCATAGGGCGCATAGGCGAACTCGGTCGCGGCGGGGATCATGGTCACGGCGCGAATGGCGCTGGCGTAGGCCGTCTCGTTTGCGTCGAAGCCCTTGTCGATGCAGCCTTGCGCTGCAAACTCGCGGATGAGCGCGTTCGTCGTGGCGGCCACCTCAGTCCACGACGCGTCGCTTGCCAGGTTAGGGATGGCGGGGCCTTTGCGGCCCTTGAACTTGGTGAGGAAGGCGCGCGTGTTGTTGTCCACGCGGCCCTTGCCGTCGACCGAAAAGCCGAACGGGCTGAAGAGATTGTCCTTTCCGCTCATGACGCGCCCCTCACGGTGCGATGGCGCGAACGCGCGCTTTGGCCGACAGGATCCCGCGCATCACCGGCGACGACGAGGCGAGGCGGAACGTGCGCCCGCCGCGTGGCGCCGCGCCGAGTTGATGGAAGCTCGCCACAGTGAAGCGCTCGCCCACGCGGCCGAGCGCGGCGACGCGCCCCCCAACCCATGTCGCGCCGCCATCGTCTGACCAGTCGAGCATGAGCTTCGGGTCGGCCGCCTCGTCGTCGTCGCTCGTGATGCCGACGCCGGGTATGATGTCGACGTCGAGCTGATCGACAATGAGGCCGTTCGGGAAGGCGTGCAGCGGCGCGGACTGGGCGACGAACAAGTAAGGCTGCCCGCTCTCCGTGTAAGACGCGTCGTCGAGCACGTGCAGACTCGCGTCGAGGCTCGAACCGATCACCACCTTGCCGTTGAAGGAGGCATGCCCGCGCGCCGTCCAATATTCGAGGTCGCCGCTCGCCCGCTCATGCCAGAGCCCCGTCGCGACGTCGAACTCGAACGTCCAGTACGCGCTTGTGATGGCGTAGAAATCGTGGCCGTTGAAATGCGTATAGACGGCATAGAGCGAGCGCCGCTCGTCCCATGACAGCGCTGCGATGGCGCGCTCGATGGCATGCGTGGAGATGCGCTGCGGTTCCGAGCCGGTGAGTTGCCGGACGACGCCGTTGTGGTCCACGAAGAGCAGCGAATCCGCCACGCTCGCGACGGTGTGCTCCGCGATGCAGCCGATGTCGATGTCGGCGCGGATCGGCGCGAAGGCGAACGGCGTAGTGCCTGCGTTTTCCCAGATTTCGAGGCTCGCCTCGCCGAGCGCGATCAGCGCGCCGCGATGGGTGACGATGCGGCGTAGCCCGTCCGAGCGACTGGTGGCCGTGGCGAAGGAGAGTGCGTTCACTGTTTCCGCGTCGTTCAGCGCGGTGTGAAAGATGCGCCCGTCCGCGATGGAGAACACGAGATAGCCGTCTACGAAGGTCACGCTGTTCGGCGCGGGAAGCGTCGTGATCGCGGGCGCGGCGATGGCGTTCGTCGCGGTGTCGAGCGCGTAATAGACGCTGTCGGCGATGATGCCGACCTTCGGGTCCGTCTCCTGGTTCGCGGCCATGATGACCATGCCGCTGCCCGCGATTTCGCCCGTAACATCTGTGGCGTTGCCCGCATCGTCGAACAGCGCGGCGCGGGTGCCGGCGACCACGTAAAGCCCCTTGCCATAGACATAAAGCATGCCTCGGCATGGACCGTCGAGGCCGGTCTCGCCCTGATCGAAACGGCTCGTGCCCGGTACGGCGTAAACCGGAAGCGAGGACTTCGCCGCCCGTCCCATGGCCTCGGCATAGCCGTTCAGCAGGCGCTGGTTCGACACGAAGCCGCTTTTGTCCTTGTTCGACGTGTGACCGAATTCGACGGAAACCATGACATGCCTCGGAAGCTTGACCGCCACGGCGGTTGACGGGTTGAGTGTGTTTTCGAGCGAGGGGCGGCGGCAGGCGCCGCCCCGTGCTTCTATCGGCGCTGGCTCGGTAGCGCGGTGAGCGCCCGGTCCTGCGCGGCGCCCGGCGCGCAGACAAAGGCGGCGAGCATTGCCGCGTAGGCTTTCTTCGCGCGGCTCTGGATCGACGTTTGCGCCTCGATGCCGCTTTCGCTCGCCAGTTCGACCGCGAGCAGCGCTTTCGCCCCTTCCACGAAACGAGGCGGAAGAGGGAAATCGTCGTCGAGGTCGGCGGTCTCGGGCGTCACGCTGCCCGCGACGATGCCATCGGCGGCCCATGCCGACAGCATGCCGCCGTAGGCTTGCAGCCCGGCGATGGCGCGTGCCGGATCGAGGTTCGCGCCGAGCGGCAGGACACCCAGCCGCCGATACGCGCCGGTGATGACGTCACGCGCCGTAGTCATGCAGAACCTCGCCGAGCGCCTGCCGAAGCCGCGCTTTCGTCCAGCCGGGATTGACCTTCAGGCCGCACTCTGCCGCGAGTTGGAGAAGCCCTCGGCGCGACATGGTTTCGAGGGGCTCGACGTCGGGTGAGGCCGCTTCCGGGGAATCCGCCGCCGCGCCGTCATCGAAGAAGACCGGAAAGCGCTGCCAGCCTTCCCCGTGCGGCACGTCGCCGGGATGACCGAAAAGGCGAGCTTCGCCCCTCCGGTACATCCAGAGCCGTGTGTCGAGGTGCATCACGCGCCTTTCATCAGGCCCAGGCCGACGAGCGTCGCGCGGATCTCGTTCAGGAGCGTGACGATCGACTGCGCCTGCGCTTCGCTGAAGCCGTAGGGCGCGGCGTTGGTAGGTGCGGCATCGGGAACGGCAGCCTGCGCGGAGCCGGAGCGCTGCGGCGAGGGCGTGGCGTTGTAGAACGAGATGAGGTCGCTTGGGCTCTGGCCGAGCACGGTGCCGTCGGGGTTGCCGTCGGAGAGATGGCGAACGGGCATGGATGGTCTCCTGATGTGAAGCGATTGGCGGCGGAGAAGTGGCCGGGCCGAAGCCCGGCCCTCGTGGCTTACGCGGCCGAACCGGAAAGGCGCGTGGCGAGGTCGGGGTAGATCGGCTTCACGCCGTAGAGGATGTCGAGCCGCCACATGTTGATGTCGTTGACGATGTCGTAGTCGCAGATGACGCGGATCGAGAGGCCGTTGTAGCTCTGCCGCGCCTTCTTGGCCGCGCCCTCCGGCAGTTCCATCGGCACCATGCAGAGCGCGAACGCGTTCTCATGGAAGACGAGGTTCTGCGGATAGTTCGCGCCCGCAGCGCCCGCGAATGTGAGCGCCGCGTTGGCGGCAGGGGCCGCGCTCACGGTCTGATGCTGGCTCGAAACAATGATCGCGGGCGACACCTTGACCGCGTCCGCGCAGCCGGTCGCCGTAACGGGCGCCTTCACGACGAACTGCTGGAGATAGGGCAGCACCTGCTTCGTGACGGGGTTCACGGCATGGACGCCCGCGATGGTGAAGACGTCGCCGGCATTGAGCGTCGCGCCTTCCGTCAGCCCGTCCACGAGGATCGCCGTCTCGTCCGTGTCCTTCGTGGCGAGCCAGGTCGTTACGCCGGTGTTCGTGACGCCGTTCGCCGACGCCGTGGCCGAGATCACGGGCGTGCCTGCGTGATCGCCCACGGTGTAGTTGACGACGTTCTGCGAGGCGTAACAATCGGTGTTGCCGACGAGCGGAAGGCGCGACTTTTCAAGCGCGGTCTTCGCCACATCCGGCACGTGCAGGCTCGTGAAGCTCGACGCCATGCCGTAGAAGTCGGCGGGCGAGAGACAGGCTGTGCGCGGGCTCGGCACCGCCATTTCGTCGAGGCGCTGCGGCGCGGCGATGAACGACTTGTAGCCGTCGAGCGTCTGCCCCGGCGTGCCGACCCAGTTCCACACCGACTTGTAAAGCGACAGCACGTCGAGATCGACCTGGTTCGCCAGCGCGATCATCGGATGCTTGAGGTAGCGCTCGGCGAAGCGGTCGATGGAGAGCGTGAGGTCTTTCGTCGGGAAGCGCAGGTCCACAAGTCCGGCACCTTTTCGCGAAACGCGGCGGTCGCTTCGCCCCACGCGTCGTAAGCGGCGCGGGCCGCGATCTCGCGGGCCTGCTCGGCCTGCCGGGCGAGGATTTCCGCGCCGACCTCGCGCACGGCCTGCTCGGCGACGGCCCGGGTGTAGTCTTCGGGCGTGCGATAATCCTGCGGGCGGCCCGCGCTCTGCAACCGCTGGCGAAGCTGCTGCGCCTGTGCCGCGCTCGTCTGCGCCAGGGTGTCCGCAACCTCCTTGTCGCGTATGAGGCGGTCGACGCGTGCCTTGCGGGGCGCGCCTTTGCGCTGTGCGGAGCCGCCTCGGTCTGCGGCCTCGCTCGCATCGTCCTGAAGGGCGGAAAAAGCCAAAGCGGCTTCATCCGCCGACGGGGTGTCGTCGGGGGTGGTCATTTGCGGTCCTTTTGCTGATGGAAGAAAACTAGATGGCGGCGGCGGGGCTTTCGGCTGCAACGGCCGTCGCCCGCAGCTCGGCTTCGGCTTTCGCCGCATCAAGCGCGGCCTGCTGAGCGGCGGCCTCGGCCTTGGCGGCGTCCGCCCCGGACTTCGCGGCCATGCTCTGCGCACGTGCGAGTTCGGCTTCGGCGAGCGCCTGCTGACGTGCCTGCGCGGCCTGAGCCTCGGCCGATAGCGTCTCGCCCGTGACCTGCGGCGGCAACGTGCGCTTCAGCCGCGCAGCGATTTCGTCCGCACCCGGCCAGTCCATGTTCTTCGCGACGAGGTCGCCCGCGATGCCCGCCGCCTGCGGTACGGCGCGGATGAACTGGAGCATCGCGTCGGCGGCTTCCGAGCGGCGCGTGGCGTAAGCCGGCCCGATCTTCACGCGCACGTCGTAAATGCCTTGGCTAAGGTCGTTCAGCAGCATGGGCTTGCCGTCCACGCCCATCACGGCGGCGTTGATGCGCACGGGATCGTGGCTGTCGTCCTCGCGCATGATGCGAAGCGTGCGCTCGCTATCGTAGATCTTAGGCACGAGGTCGATCAGCGCCTTGCCGAGGTGATGCAGCGTCGCCATCAGATTATCCTGATAATGCAGCGCCGCGTTGCCACCCTGGCTTTCGCGCGCGCGTATCGCCACGCCCGAAATCTCGTTCGAGCGCGCGCCGAGCGCGGCGTCATAGATGCCGGTGGTGGCTTTCATCTCATCGGCGGCGATGGCGCTTTCCTGCGTCAGCGCGGTCGGCACGCCCGGCGGCGGCTCGCGCGTCGGACGGCTGCCCGGTGCATCCGGGTCCGGCTCATACAGGAGATAGGGGCGCGCGACCGTGTTTTGCGTGTCCCACTGCGCCTTGAACTTGGCGATCATGGCGGGCGTCGCGAGGAAAGGTGAGCGCGGTGCCAGCGCGATGGCTTCGACCGCCGCCGAGCGCCAGAAATTATAGAGCTGCTGCGGGTCGCGCGCGGCGCGGATGAGGCCGCTGCGGACGGTCTTCGTCTCCAGCGCCGTTTCAGCACCGATCACCGGGAAAATCGGGATGTAGCGCCCCGCCCAGGCGTTCGGGCCTTCCAGCACTTCGCTACCAGAAAGCAGATAGCGTTCCACCTTGTGCGAGCGGACCTTACGCGTCGCCACGATGCCAAGGCGCGGCAGTTCCGCCGGGTCGACCCCGGTGATGTCCACCGTTTCGCCCCTCGCGAGCCGCGCGATGGTGCGCACGACCGGGCGCTTCACCCAGTATTCGCACACGCGCACGGCATCGCGGCTCGCCCAGAACAAGCCGCTTTCCGCGTTGCCGTCGGACGGCGTGTCGAAATCGGTCGCCGCCGCATGGGGGAAGCGCGCCTCGAATTCCTTCTTCCCGATCATCTCAGACACGAGGCAGTAATCGGCATCGGCGCGGCTCGGCTCGATGGCCGCCGGGTCCCAGAACACCGAAAGCGGATGCTGGATGCGCCGGATCAGGATTTCCTGCTCGAAAGCGTTGTCGTCTATATAGTCGGTGGCGAGGCGGAAATGGCCGATGCCACATGCGACCGCGTAATGCACAGCATGCGCGAAAACATGCGTCGCGTTCGAGCGATACTGGATGTGCCGGAACAGGCCGGAATAGATCTCCGCCAGCGCTTCCGTCGCCTCGCCGCCCGCCGGGATCGCCTTGATCTGCGGCGGGTTCATGCGCACGCTGTTCGCCACCTGATGCACGAATTGCGGCAGGCGGTTGATGGTGAGGCATGGGCGGCTCTGCGCCTCGCGCTGCTGGCGCACGGCGGCGGGCCACTGGTCGCCCGCGAGGAACTTCAGATCGGTGAACGCATCTTCGCGGTTCTCGCGATCCTGCAGCCATGCGGCTTCGAGGCGCTCCCGCGCCTCCCGAACGATATCGATTTGGGGCAAGGGAACCTCTTTGGCGCTGGCGAGCGCGCTTCGGGCTATGGACTTGGACATAGGGTCACGGCGCTCGCTCCATGGCGAACGGTGCGGAATTCGAGGCCGGAAAGTTGTTTCAAGACGGGTTAAGCTACCCCAGCCAACCGCTGGGGGCGCCGTCGCGCTCATCGTCCCACATCGCGGCGTCGGGAACCGGGCGGATCATGCGCGGGAACAGGTCGGCCAGCGCCCAAACGAGCGCATCGACGCGGTCGGCCGCGCCGTCGCCCTCGATGCCGAAGGGCGTGAACTGCACCATCTGGTCTTCGAGCGTCGGGAGCGCGCCGACATGGCTCACGCGGCCCTGCGCATAGAGCGCGGCGATAGGCTCCGCGCGCACGGTCTTGCCACGGGTTGCGCGAACGGCCCGGATCGGGAGCCCACCACGCACCGCGCGCAGGACCGTTTCGACCATCGCGCCGCCCTGATTTATTTCAACCACCAGTGCGTCTGCTTCGTACAGGTCGAAGCCTGCGACCGCTTTCTGAGCCCAGCCCATTGGCCCTTGTCGGTTGGAGAGATCGTCAAGGACGTAGCCGCGGCCGTCTTCGCCGAGGCCACAGACGACAATCCCAGTTTCTGAAGTCTTATCACCCGCCCCGCTTGGGCGCGCCGCGGGGTCGATCCCCACCACAACACGGTCAAACCGGGGAAGCGGAGTTCCCCGAGCAATGCGGTGCTGATCCAGCAGAGATCGCGTCCAAAGAGCGCCAGCAACGTCGTCCAAGAGTTCTGCATTGATTTCCTGCCTCCCAAGTCTTGTTCCTTCGTAACTTCTCACGATCGTATTAAAGTAATTTTGCGCTAAGTTGGCGCGATTGTCATACGTGCTGCCGCGCGTCAAGACGACGCCATGGCCCTCTTTGCCGAGGAATTCGCGAATAATCGCAATAGGGCGTGGCGTTGTGGTCACAATCTGACGGGGGTCATGGCCGAGCCGGAGGCCGAATTGCAACATGTCCCAGGTTTCGCGTGCATAGCGCCACTTCGCGAGTTCGTCGCACCATGCCGCGTCATGCTGCGGGCCGCGCAATTGATCCGGCTCCGTCGCATTATAGAGCATCGCAACCGCGCCGTTCGGCCAGGTGAGACGACGCTTCGATGGCTCGAATTTCGGCCGAAAGCCGCGCGGATGGATGGCGAGAAGGCCGCTCGGCCCCTCCACGATCACGTCGCGCGCATCCGCCGCCGTCTCCGCCACGAGCGCGAAACGCGAATAACGCCCGGCCGAGAGCGGCGTCGGCCCGCAGACGCACGCGCGCACCCACTCCGCGCCGGTGCGTGTCTTGCCCGCGCCGCGTCCCGCCAGGATCAGCCATGTATGCCAGCCGCCCGGCGGTTCGAGTTGCTCGGGTCTCGACCAGAACGCCCAATCAAACCGCAGACTTTTCAGCTCCCTTGGCGTCAGTTGCGAGAGGAATTCCGCCCGTCGCTCCGGCGTCAGCGATGCGAGAAAGCTTGCGTTCCATTTCGTCGCGGAGTTGCTCGGCATTCACGCTGTCCTCCGGGTTTTCCTCGCGCAGCGGCGGAAGTTTGTCGCGGAAGCGCTTGCGGAAGCGGTTTCGCATCTGAAGTGCCCAGCCGCTGGCATTCCACGTGCGCATGAACTGGCCCTTGCGGCCTGCCGCGAGCCACCACGCATATTCGAGTTCCTTGGCGCGGGTCATCGCATCGCGAAATTCCTCATGTGCCTTGGTCCAGGCGGTGAGCGTCTTCACGCTGACATGGAGCGCGGCGGCGATTTCGGCCTTGCAGCAGCCCTCGGCGGCGAGTTCCAGCACGCGATCGCAATAGGCCGCGTCGTAAAGCGTCGGACGTCCGCGACCTCGCGGTCGCAAGACTTCGAGATCGGTGCCCAT